ATTGCTGAAATTTATAAAGGTAGACACGGGCAGTCTGATACTGAATATATGGATTCTCGTTCTGATGCCGCTAAACAAATTTCAGGCGATTCTAAGCATAGTGGTGCCTCTTATTCACATCGTTCTTTTAAAGGAGTAGGGAAACCTGCACTACCCGGAGAGCGTCAACAGAATCAGGGTAGAATGACTAATGCTGATAGAAATGAACTCGCTATCCGTAAAGCAAATTTAAAGAAGAAAGGTTGATAAAAATCTAACATAATTATTAAGAGGGCTTGACAAGTCCTCTTTTTTTGTGTAGAATAGGTTTGTTCCGGTTGAGATAAATAAGACTTAATAATACTTTAAGTTCTTAAGATGAGTTATGATAATCCGTGGAGATATAACGGAGAGATTTTTGATAGCGTAGACATCAAAGATCACTACGGGTTTGTATATCATATAAGAAATACTAATAACAATCGTTGTTATATTGGTAGGAAATACTTTGTGTCTTTTACTAAAGATAAAGGAAAGACAAGAAGATCCAAGAAGGAAAGTGATTGGAAGAAGTATTATGGATCATGCCCAGAACTAAAGAATGATGTAAAGGAATTTGGTAAAGAATGTTTTGAGAGAACCATATTGTCTATTCACAAGAAGATGGGCGAAGTGAATTATGAAGAAACAAAACAATTATTTCTAAATAATGTGTTGATTGAAAGGCTTGACGACGGGACACCGGCATACTATAATTCCAATATCCTTGGTCGCTATATGCGTAAAGATTATGAAAACTTTGGAAGAGACTCTTCGCCACTCGCATGATTGGGCAATAGATAGAATTCATCATCTGAGTGATAAAAAAAATTATGATGATGCTTATGCGATTCAACAAGAATTTAAAGAATGGTTTGATTCCACCATAGAGGATCACGATATTTTTTCCATACAAAAATTAGAACAATGACATTCGACTTTACAAATTTTTTCAAGTATTATGATGAGCATAATGCAAATCATGTTGCTGGTGTAGATATTCTAGCAAAAGCAATTCCAACACTTTTGCTACCAAATTCTGATTGGGTAGTGACTTATAGAGGAAGTAATACTGGAGAGGCAGTAGTTCTTCATAAGTTTTTTGAATTTTTTAGTGAAAAGAACGCAAATCATATTCAAGCAGTTGCACAACTTGAAAAAGAAATTCCTGCAGAATTACTTTCAGATACTGCTGCTTGGGTAGTAAAATACAGAGAAAAGCCACCGGCACCAAAGGAAATTAATTTGAATGTTCCTTACTTCAATCAGGTAGATAATTATAGGGATGCATCTAGAACTTGCAACTCTTCATCGTGTGCTATGTGTCTTGAGTTTCTAAAGCCAGGAACACTTCACGGAACTAAGGGAGATGATGCCTACATTCAAAAGGTATTCTCAATTGGCGACACAACTGATCACTCAGTTCAAACCCAAGTTCTTGCATCTTATGGTGTTAAGTCTGAATTTGATTACAATCTTGGGTTTTCTGATATTGATAAGAGTTTATCTGCTGGGAAACCTGTTGTTATTGGTATCTTGCACAGGGGTTCTTTGTCTGCTCCTCGTGGTGGGCACATGGTTGTAGTCAAAGGTAAGACTGCTAAAGGCGACTACTATATTAATGATCCTTACGGTTCATTAAATGATGGTTATACGGGACCAGTAGAAAATGGTAAGAATTGTGTCTACACCAAAGAAGTTCTCACACATCGTTGGTTAGATCATGGAGCAGATAAAACTGGATGGGGAAGAATCTTCAAGTGATTCCAATCTTACTTGCTGCAGTTGTAGTTACTGCTCCCATTAAACCAAATCCAAAATTAACTCCTGGAGTAGCAGATCCTACAGCAACTGTAGAAAAGATTTGCACTCCAGGATATACTGCTACGGTTCGTAATGTTCCAGAGTCAGTTAAGAGACAAGTCTTTACTGAGTATCATATTGATCCAACATCTGATAAGTTTGAGGTAGATCATTTAATCTCACTTGAACTTGGTGGTAGTAATGATATTAAAAATTTATGGCCTCAAAGTTATACAACTCAACCATTAAATGCTCACCGTAAAGATGTTCTTGAAAATAAACTTCATGATATGATTTGTTCTAAACAGATTACGATGCAAGAAGCACAAAAAGAAATCTCAACAGATTGGGTGAAGGCATACAATAAGTATATTGGAAATAAATACTTATAAATTCTTTACTAAAATGAATCCTAATTCCACTTTAGGAGAAAGATTAGCAGATGCAGTTGCAGAAACTGTGGGTTCTTGGAAGTTTATTGGTATTCAGTGTGGAGTAATTATATTATGGGCAGCAATTAATGTTTCTGGAATTGCCAAAGTAGATCCTTATCCTTTTTCTTTTTTGAATTTAATCTTAGGAACAGAAGCAGCATTAACCGGACCTATTCTTTTAATTGCTGGAAAGAGGCAAGATCAGATTGATCGTAAAAGAGCAATTGAGAACTTACAGATTGATAAGATCAGTTATGATGATTTGAAAAATTTAGCAAAAAAGATTGAAGATCAATTTCATCACCTTGATGGTGATATGGATGACATTATGAAGGATATAGAAGATATTACTAAATAGTAGTAATTACTACTACCAATAAAAATGTCGCCACAGAAGTCTTCTTGTGATGAGACTTTGACGTTGGGACAGAATCTTGCTGATAAATTATCCAGTATAGTTGGATCTTGGAGATTTATTATTATTCAATCAAGCTTTATAACATTTTGGCTCATACTGAATGTATGTGCTCCTAAAAAACCAGATGCATATCCATTTATGTTTCTGAATATTTTGCTTTCATTTCAGGCAGCATATACTGGACCAGTTCTTTTAATGGCTGCAAACCGTCAATCTGAGATTGATCGCAAAAGAGCAATTGAGAATCTAGAGATTGATAGAACAGATCATAAAATTATTATCGAACTTGAGAAACATATTGATAAACACTTTGATACTCTAAATAGTAAAATAGAGGAAAAGACCATACTCAAATGAATTTTTCAGATTTAAAGAAATTACACGAATCTTATAATTCCATTTATAGGGATGATTTGACTGAGATTTATAATTTCTTTAATAAATCTGGAAATCATGTTACTGAAAAACAATTTGAAAAACTTGCTGATAAGTTTGTTGATTATTGCGTAAAGTTCTTAAAGATTAAAAATAAACCAAAAGTTCATTTTGCAGAAGATCCAAAGTTTGCCGAAAAAATTGGCGCCTTTGGTGCAATTACTTCTGATGATGAAATTACTATTGATACGCTTGATCGTCATCCTATGGATGTTCTTCGTACTACAGCACACGAATTGATTCATTTTAAACAGCACGAAATGAATACCCGTAAACCAGGAAGTGGTCATGCGGGAAGCCCAGTTGAAAACGAGGCAAACGAAAAGGCAGGAGTGATTCTAAGAAACTTTGGATCTGAACATCTAGAATTATTTAAACTTCCTGAAGTAAAATAACTACCTACCCTCTTGTTTGTGAATAAAGTCTTTTAAATCTGCAACGTATTTTCTTAATATCTGTGCTTGTTCTTCATGCCAATAATCACCCGTCTCCATCCAGAGGCGGGTATGATTGTCTATGGCTTTTAGAATATTATGAATGGGCTGATTCCAACACTCACGTTTAGGAGTGTTCCATTCTCTTGGCATATATCCTCACTTCTTCTTCCCACCATTTTTTGCTTTCTTGGCGGTAGAATTGCCTTGATTTTGTTTAGGTTGGTTTCCGCCAGCAGAACCTTTCTTACCCTTACCTGCAGATTTTGCCATGATGCATCTAAGCAATACCAAGTATTTAGGTGTGCCAGTTGGAAAACCGAACACTTGACAAATCCTAAATATTAACTTATTATGAGGAAACCCAAACACAATTGGGCTACATCATGAGTTTTTGATGTGAAACTAGTGCCGTGGAAAGTGCCTCCCGAGAGGGTTGGTATACCCCCTTTCTATACGGATGTCGAATTCTACTAAACTAAATGCTTTTTAAAACAATCAAAACCCTTTCGGTCGCTGCTCTGAGTCTTGGTGCTCTTGCTCCAATTCCCACTCAAGCGGCGACCTGTTCTTATGCCTCACATTATGGAATTGGTGATGGTTACGATGGGCAAAGAACCGCTAATGGTGAACGGTTCGATGCTTATGGTAATTCTGCCGCACATCGTTATCTTCCATTTGGAACTAGACTAAGAGTAACCAATGAATCAAATGGTAGATCTGTAGTTGTGCGAATTAATGATCGTGGTCCATATGTGAGTAGTAGGAGTCTTGATCTTTCTTATGGTGCTTTCTCATCGATTGCATCTCCAAGTAGGGGAGAGATTAGGGTTTGTTATGC